ATGCCGTCACTTAGTAAATTCGGAGAAAAATTTATTAAAAACGCTAATGTAATAGCAAAAGTAATACCCTATTTATTGGGTGGGTTAGTTGCCTTTAAGGCTGTAAAACCTCTTATTATGGGGCTGAAAAGTGTTGCTGGTCTTTTCTCAAAATCAGATGAAGAAGTAAGTAACATTACAAACCCACTTAAAAATATAGCTAAAGCAAATGTTAAAACTGTCTTGAAAGGTATGGCCAATATAGCAATTATCGTTGGTGGATTTACACTTATAACAACAGCTGTAATGGCTGTATCCCCGTATATTGCGAATTTATCTGATATGAGGTCCTTAATTAAGGTTGCAAGTGCTATAACAATTCTTGGTGTAGTAGGAACAGCTTTAGCAGGTTTATCAGGCATAGTTGGGAACATTCCTGTATTAACAGTTGTCAAAGGATTGGCTAATATGGCAATAATGATAGCTGGTATGTCTGCTTTGTATTTAGTTGTAGGAACAATTTCTTCATCTACTGACTTTGGTATAAAAAAGATGTTGGAATTTACAGCTATGATTGGTGTACTAGGAACTGTTGGCTCTGTCTTATCAGTATTTGCAGGTATTGTTGGAACGATACCTATTCCTATTGTATTATTAGGACTTGCTAATATAGCTCTAGTGCTTACTGGAGTAACCGGTATTATTACGGCTTTTGGTGCACTATCTAAAATCCCTGGCTTTGATGATTTTATATCATCAGGAGGAGATACTTTAGCAAATATATTTAAGCAAGTGGGCAAAATGATTGGCTCTTTAGCTGGTGGAGTTGGTGAAGGTGTGACAAATTCGTTACCAGCTATAGGGATAAACCTTACAGCTTTTGTGCTTTCATTGAAACCAGCTTTATCTATGTTTAAGGGTGTAGATGTTAAGAGTATAGGCAGTTTCTTTGCGACAATAGGCGGCTTTGTATTGGAACTAGCTGGAAATAGTCTTATTAGTAAATTTACAGGTGGTATACATCTTAGTGAGTTAGGCACAGCATTAACGGATTTTGCATATAATTCTGTTGGCTTTTTTGCAATCGTTTCAGGATTACCGGCTAATGGATTTAGTAATGCTAAATTATTATTTCAGTCTTTAAAAGATATAGGAAATGTTCCAAATACAGGTGGAGTTTTTCAGTGGTTCACCGGAGAAAAGGATTTTGACGGACTAAGCAATAATTTACCTAAGTTCGGTAATGCTATGTCTTTATTTTATAAATCTATTTCCGGAATATCAGATA